CCAATGACTTCTGGCTTGGAACAATGCGTACAATATTCGACAACTGCGGCGATAGTCTGACCATCTTTTCAGCAAGTTTGAAAACAAGTGACGCCTGATCGCGAGATCGCGCACCACTGATAATCTGGCTGTTCTGCTTTGCTTCTGGCCCGACCAAGTGAGCAAGAACAATAGCTGCAATCAGTGCAGACTTACCGTTTTTCCTAGCCACCGAAAGGTAAGCGCGGGACGTCCCTGCTGGGTTATCATATACGTCTAAAACGAACTTACGCTGAAAGTTTAACAGCTTTATCGGCTGGCCAACTTTGCTACCTTCTGGGATCAGACAGTAGCGTTCGATAAATTGGCAAACCTTTTCTCCGCGTGTCGGCATTTTTATGATAGCTTTCTTTTACACAGCAAGGGACACCTACATGCCAGAGATCAGACGAACTATTATGAATACCTTTAAGGATGCGCAGGATTGCCAAATGTTTGTCATGATCCTTAAGCAAAAATGGTCAGAGTTTGACGCTGAGTTAAAGGATAAATTTACCGTCGAGATCGCTACAGACGTAAGTGATCCATGTAAGCAAACTGCTGTATGGACGGCTCAGGAAGTAGACGACTTTAAGATAGTCGATGAATGGACAAAATCTGAGGTGCTGCCTTACAGAGACAAATTTGCGCCAAAATCTTTTACATTCACCTGCGAATTAGATGCTCGGTTTGAATTTGGCGGTGATTAACTCACTGCGGCCTAGCAATTAAATCGTCTGCTCCGACCTTCGCAATCGCTGAACGTGCCTTCGTCTCTAGCTTTGCGAAGCCAATTGAGTGTTCGGGGATCGAAACAGTCTGGTTGAGGGACATGCTGCGGATCACCGCAAGCTGCCTACGTTCGAGTGTATCAATAACCGATAACAGCGGATTAGGGATTGGTGTCCCACGCTTGTTTTCGACCATCATTCCGACATCGTCTAATTCTGTTTGAGCAGTGCGAATGTCGGCTTCCATGCGCACTATTTTAGCCAGCAAGATCAGGTCCATATCACGCCAATCTTCGCGTGCGCGGGCGCGTGAAAACTGATGCCAGATTGTACGCTCTAAATCTGATCGCAGTTCGATCCCATCAGGCAGCGGCACATCAGACATTACACCTGCAAAACCTTGGACGGCTGCTGTCGTGCTGGATTTGTCAGTTCGTCGCTTTTGGCTCATTCATTTTCTCTATCAAGATTTGGTATGAAAAATGCTGGTTACAGGCAGAAGAACAAAATTCATGAGATAACTTCCAATGGCGCAGCTATTTATGTGAAAACATAAAACGCTGTGCCTTTTTACTTCTAAAATTTCCGTAAACGCAGAAAAAGACGACTGGGGACGCCGGTTACCAGCTATTTGCATTTTTTCTTTGACCCACCCCCCATCACATATATTCTAAATTTGCGATTGGAGATCATCATGTCGACAAAAGAATGCGTTTTAACTTCCACTAACATTGTTACCTTTGCTTCTCAGCAAGATTTGAATATCTGGTCTAATTTTTGGCATACACGCGACCAAGAGTTTTTTGATGACTTGCGTAAAAAAGGTTGCATACGATTGGTGAGAGGTAAGGTTTGGAATAAGGAAAATCTAATTAAAATCTCCCACCAATATGAATATTCAAGTGCAGAAGCATACACTGCTTGCCAAGAGGTCATTCAAAATTGGCAAACGCGTGATGACTTCAAACAAATGATAATATCTGTGAGTGTCAAAATTGAGGCATTCAGAAGTGCAGTCGTAGCAGAGTTTACCTAGAGCATATTTAATTTACACTTGGATGCTTTGGATCAACTGGCCAACCGTCTGTGCCTATCGTTGTGTCGTATCCCAGAGCCTCTTGGCTTTGAATGTCACCGCTGTGGCACGTCCAGCATACCGACTGTAGATTATCCAAATCAAAGAACAACTCTAGTTCACCCTTATGTGGTTTGAGGTGGTGTACAACCGCGCTGCGTGGACTTCGTCTGCCCGCTTGTAGGTGAACACCGCAGCCGCTGTGTTGGCATCTGTATTCGTCGCGTGTCAGTGCCTGTCGACGAAGTGATTGCCAATGCTTGGAGCTATACAGTACACGATATTGGTTTGCTTCGTTACTTCGTGGGTCTGATGACAAAACTTAACCTCGTTAATAAACACTGGTTAAACATTCAGTGCAGCGCGTGCCGTCACGACGTTTCAGTTCCTGTGCAAAAATTCATCGACCTAGGCGTCAACGACATTTTTGAGGTCAAAGCTAAGTCCAAATGCAAAGGTTGCGGACGGAAAGGCGATGCTGAAATCGTGATTTATTACCGCAACGAATATGACGTTGAGCGCGAAAAAAATGCTGCACCGGATGAGGATGCAGCAGGTCGAGAGTGAGGCAAAATAGAAAACAGGCTATGATCGCTATTTTATATAGGGAAACGTAGAAATAACAACCTGTCAACCATATTCTGTTATTTTTTCTATTTCATATACTATATCTAGTGACGCTTCGTCCTGTGCTCGTTTAAGCTGACGTGTGTTTACACCAATCACATGGGCTATCTTTTGAGGATGCATTCCTGATGCTTTTAGGTACACCGCACGCTTTAAACGGGACTTGTCGCCTTTCCTAGCCAGCGCATTGTGATGCCATAGATGCAGGATCAATTCAGCACGATCTATTTGCTCTGCAGAAGGCCGTGACGGTTTCATATCTGCAGATGGTAGGCTCTCCAAGTCACCCTTAAGATATGCGGATAGCAGTTGCCATTGCGTGATGTCATCCGGCGCGTCTGGTAGCGATGACGAGGTAGGAAACCCAGCGCGTGGCGGTGCTGGAAAGGATATTCTCGACACGTACGCAGCGTCGCGGATCAGTTGCCACCCGATGTGTTTATCACTTAATCGCGCGTCGGCTTTGATACTGTCGAGTGCCGCGCTTTCCGCCTCGCGCAGGGTCTTCGGCCAGTCGTGGTTGAGCAAACGGACTAGGATCGGCTGTGACACTATATTTCTCCCATGGTGGTGAAGTTAAGGTGATTTTGCCGCCATCAGCGACAGATGAAGCGCGTGCTAATTTTTGACGTCTTATGTCGTCTTTGCTCCAGCGCGTCATCGTTGATCCCCTTTCACCTCACCCGCCAATGCGAGATAGTTAATCTGATCAACGATGTGGTCCGGTTGGTATCCAAGATCAAGGCGCGCTGCCTTAAGTTCGGCCATTATTCGCGCAGCCTGAAATGGTGAGACGTATATACCTAACACCAAGCCAAAGCGGACGGCCATATTTGAGAACAGCATATCTGCGTCGCCATATTGCTTGCCACGTTCGACTAAGATTTCGTCTGCAGACGCTAAGACGTTTCTTGCAATGTCACCCATGCAATATCTCCCACTTTCTCTGAATTATGAGATCACGTTGCCACTGGCTGTATCGTTTAAGCTGTGGCGCGTTTAAAATTTTGCGGCGGTTAGCTATGCCCTCTAATTCACCAAGATCAAAAATGGTCGCGAGCATCGCGCTAAATTCCTTCTCTGTCATATCTGCAAAATCTTTTGCCATTGCCGGGTCAGGTTTCGGGCAAGGCAGCTTACAAGTAAGACTTGTAAGGGTCTGCCTACTGTGCTCCAAATTAAACCCAGAACGGCCCAGCGCGTGCCTGACAGATGCCCAGAAAATTTTAAGTCTTTGTTCTGACTCACTTTTTGACAGGCCGACCACAGGCCCACGCACTTCCACATGCCTGACATTCCAGGCACGTTGAATTTTGGCGTGCCTGAACTCAATTTTGCTCATAGTTCGCACCCTCCACTATCGACCGCCCATCGACCTTCAAAATCTTCAGATCGACGACATCTTTGATCAGCTTGTTGGCAGTGCGCTGGGCTATGTTTAGCTCATCACAGACGTGCTGTTTAAGTTCAGAACGTGGGATGTTCCCAAAGTCCGCGTGCAGATTGAACTGCTGTATGACCACATCCATTTTTTCCTGATGCGTCATCTCGCGGCTAGCGGGACGACTATCTGTCTGTTCCAGCGCAAGCGCGCTGGAAGTTACGGTCGCGGTAAGTACGGTGGCGGTGCATTCGGCGGTGCGGCCTTTGGCACAGGAACGTTCGGGGGGTAATCCC